CAGCATTTGCTACCTGTAATCTGTCACTAATAAGTGTTCTAAGCGCAGTGTTAGTAGTTGTTAAACCAGTTTTGACATTCGTGATTGCAAGATTGGTATTTGCAAGGGCCGCACGTTCAGTTGCTTTTGTTTGATAGATTGCTACCGCATTAGCAACTTGCAATCTGTCAGATACCAAAGCACGAATAGCAGTATTAGTACCAGTCAGATTTGTATTGACTAATGTAATACGAGCAGTTTGCGTTGTAATAGATGCATTAGTATTGGCTAGCTGACTCTTGATGAAAGCATTTGTATTGGCCAACGCAGCTCGTTCAATTGCTTTAGTCTGATATATTGCAGCGGCATTAGCAACTTGCAATCTATCTGATATAAGAGTCCGAAGCGCAGTATTGGTTGATGTTAAACCAGTTTTAACATTTGATATCGATGCATTTGTGTTAGCCAATACATTATTGACATATGAATTTGCAGCAGCATAAGCTTTTGTAGTAAATTTGGCATCAGCATTAGCAATTTGTAATCTATCAGCAATCAATAAACGAAGCGCAGTATTGGTTGATGTTAAACCAGTTTTAACATTTGATATCGATGCGTTTGTATTGGCCAACGCGGCTCGTTCAATTGATTTAGTCTGATATATTGTAGCGGCATTGGCAACCTGCAATCTATCCGCAATTAGTGTACGAAGTGCTGTATTGGTTGATGTCAGATTTGACTTGACATTGGTAATTGAAAGATTGGTATTTGCTAGTGCAGAGTTGAATGTTGATGTGCTGATACCACCACCACCACCACCACCACTATTTGCTTGCCATTTACCAAGAGTTTCATTATAAACTAAACTATCACCATCGATTGGTGAACTAACACTATTATAATCTACGTCATCTAAATTTCGTAAATTTACTTCACCGGAACCAGCAGAAGTTCCCATTGCGGCGCTATATGCGATTTTGGAAAGTTTTGTATCAACAGTTTTTGTTAATTGATCAAACTTTTTTTCTAAAGGAGCTACATTGGCATCAGATCCCGGATCGCCTTTATCTCCCCGAGGTCCGCGAGGTCCCACTTTGCCATCTATTCCATTTTTACCGTTAATTCCATCTTTGCCATCGATTCCATTTTTACCGTTAATTCCATCTTTGCCATCGATTCCATTTTTACCATTAATTCCATCTTTGCCATCGATTCCATTTTTACCGTTAATTCCGGCGTCACCCTTTAGTCCGCGTTCTCCGCGAGGGCCCATTGGACCTTCGGCTCCTTGTATGCCTTGGTCGCCCTTTTCGCCGCGTTCGCCAGTTGCACCTTGTATGCCTTGTTCGCCAGTTGCACCTTGTATGCCTTGTTCGCCAGTTGCACCTTGTATGCCTTGTTCGCCAGTTACACCTTGTATGCCCTGTTCGCCAGTTGCACCTTGTATGCCTTGGTCGCCCTTTTCGCCGCGTTCGCCGCGTGCGCCGGTACCTCCGATGAACCCGCGCTCGCCTCGGTCACCCTGACGACCAGTAGGGCCTTGCGGTCCATCGACTCCCTTGACTGATTGCATATTATCAAACTTCGCCGTTAATTCTCTGCGAAGTTTGTCTACTAGTTCAGTTGTTCGAGATTCGCTTAATTTAAGACTGGCCGATAATAATTTTGCGGAATCTAATTCCTTCACGATTTATTCTCTTCTCCTCGTATGTCCGATAAAGTTACACCATCTAAAGCTTTAGTCATCGATGCTATAAGAATCTTATCTTCTTCCGTTAGTTCTTTTTGCTCCTGTTGTACGGTGGGTGAAACATCGGGCTCTATCGACGACTCATTGGATGTAGTCTCAGTCTTATTAGGGTGATTAGTTTCCGTAGCCATTTCATTATCAAGTCGGGCAATCTCGTCTTCGGTCATGCGAAGAATACTTGTACGTACATAGTTGGTTGAGAAATATTTACCAACATACGGATCGATATTCTGTAGAATTCCAAGGCGAGCGTTTGTAATTTCCTGATCTTTTAATTCGGCGAAATAGTTATCTCGTAGAAAATCATAATGAATAGATTCTTTGATATTTTTCCATTCAGCCCGCGTAATTATGCCTTTAAGGATCAACTGAGTTTCAAGCACGCGATCAAATAGATGCGAAAATCTAATTCGTAGGCGATCAATCATTCGAGAAAACTTGATTTCATCCCGCGTGATTTCTCCCGCCCGCCCAAAATTGAATGAAGAATCGGTTTGTATTCTTGAATTAGGTACATTCAAGGCCTTATATACTTTACGGCGAAAATATTCCACATCGTCCATTTCGCCTAGATTCTGTCCACCGGGAAGAGTTGTAATCTCTGTGCCTTTACCTCCCTCACGCCGAGGTAGCCAGAAATCCTCAAGCATGGTCATGAACTTTCTACTATCTCTAATTTCACCCGTAGCTGCATCGTACACTACTCGATTCTTGTGGCGCGCCATCATATCATGGAGATATTGCTCGGCCTTCATTTTAGGTAAATTACCAACATCAATATAGAAAATACGGCGTTCGGGCGCGCGAGATAGACGATATATTACAGTAGCATCTTCTAACATACGTAGCTGATTCATTGGCTTGATAGCCTTATGAAGATGCGATATAATTAGTTGATTTCGCTGATCGAGAATACCAGAATGAACATGAGCAATCGAATCTGTAGATATCTTCACTCCCGCATTTATGGCCACCGTATTATGAGAGCCGCCAGGATTGTATATGTAATATTCCTCAATATCGGCCGCGAGCATAATATTGCGAGAATTCTGGGCTACTCTCGCTGCCGCATTCTTTTTTTTGGGACTACGAACTCGCCGTATACGTCGCGGATCAATGTAGCGCAATTCTACTATACCCTCGCGAGGTTTCTGTTCATCAATCATCATATGGTAATATATTCTTCCATCGATGTACCAACGACGAAATATATCATACCCCATATTATTGAAATCCAAAAGCTTTAGTATAAATTTAAATTCTTCGCGAATTCGATCTTTTATCTTTTCGGATTGTTCTAAGTTAATTAGATTGATTTCCACAAGAGACTTATTATCCTCACGAATAATAGCCTCATTTGCAATGTCATCGATTGCTGCATCTACCTCAGCGTGCATGGCCAGTTCGCGATATTTTGTTATTAGTTCTGATTCATTCTTTGCACTAGCTTCCAAATCCATATACGTGCCATATGAATCGCCTGAAGCAATTTCCATAGATCCATCAGCATTGGGAGGAGGAACAAACGATGGTATGCTTGGGGCCGAATTTCTAACCTTATCTACATCTGTAGCCTTACCGAATTTAAACCCAAACAGTTCAGGCATTAATAATCTCCTCTATATTCTGTAATCGTGTCTATTTATATGTAATTACATCATATAGAAATATTTCGAGATAATAGCTGGTCTAGTTAAACTAAAGCGCGAATCAAGGATGCGTTCCTTCCACCGAATAATCAGAAGTCGGTGTCTTCCACTCTTTGCTGGGAGCCGGCGTGATCCAAGACGAATCCTGCCAGATGATACGCGATCCAGGGCCCGGTCTCTAGTGCGATTATATGATGATTTTTGTGTTGGTCTGAGATTTCGCTCCAGCCAGAACGCATCCAGTCAATTGTAAATAGATAGTTACCGCGGCGAATTATTCCGTCGCGTCCCAGTGCGGTCACCGAGTGGTTTTTTAATGCAGCGAACGAGTGAATTGAGAAGTCGTAACCGTAGCTGTCCCACCAGCAACATTGCTCGATGGGTAGCGGATCACAGGGCTTGCTGACAATCATATGAATCGGTACGCGGGCCCATTGAGCTCCATGCTCTGTCATAATCTGAAACATCGGAACTCTTGCCGGCTCAGCACGAAATCCGAACACGATGGATGGCGTAAACTCACCGTGGTGCGTTTTTTGGTCGTAAAAAAACTCGCTGCGAATTAAAACTTGACATAACGGCGTATCAGATAAAAGATTGCTCATTTAGTCTGAATATTACCCTAATGAGAAAATTGTCGCCGATTGACGACTTTTTCAAATGTAGTCGAGCGGCGACAATTTAGATGGCAAGAGTGCCCGTGGTAGACGGCGCAACAATACGCCAATAATCATATTCGAAGGTTACGGGAAATTCTTGGATTGCATCGACGCTATCCCACGATAGATCGATTGAGCCGACTTCCGATGGGAATATATTGACGAATTCGTATGTGCGAACGGGCACACCGGTCTTGGAATACTGCGTCACTGTGGCCGTAGTACGATATGCAGAGTTTGTGGCAATGGCAGTATCGCGGAGATTAGCTTCGTGCCGATTGATTGCATTGCTCCATGTTTCCATTGCACCACGAATCTGAAAGTCTTCGTCGTTGAGAATCGTTGTTGTCCATGGAGCAAATGTGCGATTGCCTGCAAACTTGACTTCGCGGCCGAAATATCGAATGGGAACAACACCCATAGTGCTAGCAGGAATCTGGGCTGACTTACATGTAAAACTAAATCGTGCGCCGACATTAGGTACACCCGATGGAGTATCGACAATAACGCTAAACAGCGACGGCCTTGCTCCACCTAATGGTAAGCCTGCGGCGGCAAATTCGGAAACTGAGAAAGCCATTATGTATTCTCCTCTACTTTTACATTATTGTTATTTATAATTATCTATACTTCGTAAATCAGGCTAGCATACAGTTATATTTATTCAGTTAATTGCAATTCTATCGAGAAGAACTCGCAATAAACCAGTCGGGCCTAGGCCGACGTTTCCAGTTCGCAAAGTATGATTTTTCCACCATATAATAGTTTTGATAGGATAGAATGGGGTCATCGAACTTACAATGATCGGGCATACACATGGGCGGATCGGTAAATGCACCCTGCGTAATGTTCGCGGGCACAGCGCGCAGACTCATCATTAGTCGCTCCGACGCATGATGTTTATCATATCGATGCGTGTACTCTCTCATGAGAGAGTCGTACAGATTGAATAGCCATTTATAGTTGCTGTTATTAGCTCTCGCCCAAATAGAACAGGGATGATTTTTATGAGCTATTTTATACATACCGGCAACGTCTGCAAATGTGTCACCGTCGAGAACTCGATGGGCGGTGGATAGCATTTGAGCGGATTCAAGTATCATCTTTACAACGTGCTTGTCGCAATGCATCATGGCTGCGATTTTAGGATCTCGATTTAGATAAAATATATTCATGTATTTGGAATCACCATTAAATTACTGTTATCAGTATACTATGATAATGCATCGTATGTCAAGTGAAAATTACTTGCAATCCCAGGCTCTGCGTGACCAATAATTAGCTTTTGTCTTATCGGTCAAATTGCCTTGGCCACTGGACCTGGCGCAATAAGACTTTTTTCGGGCTGGAATATGCTTCTTGATGCTTAGCGTCTTATCTCCAAAATTTACCTTTTTCACATTTCCAGTAGATGGATCCCTTACGAAAACCTTAGACTTCTTGACATCACCTGGCATTGGTTTATTCAAAGGAACTTCGCGGCCGCGATATTCCGCTTCTTTAACATCTTTTGTGCATGAGTCTAATTCGTCCAGATTATCGCGAGACATTAAATAATCTCTTACTGACGAGATGTAATCTTGTGCTAATGTGATTTTAGATTGTACCCATTCAGGTAGATTATCATTGGGCTCAAGTAGATTGATAAGCTCCCGCGAGTTTCTAACCAGTGTCTGTAACTGGGTACGCGCCATATCTCCTTCGTAGTCATATTCTCCTGCGTCAACAAAATTCTTATCGCTTTCCGCTTCGAGAATATACTCTTTGAAAGATTTCATTTCGTAACCTTAATCTAAGTCGTATTATGAAGAATAAAGAGGATGAAGTTCAATTCATCCTCTTTATAATGTCTTTAGAACTGACCGACTACTTCACTAAAGTCAACACCTGTTCTTACAGCTACGAAATTCAGCTGAATAAAGTTGATCGACCGTGCTGGCTTGATGTAGATATCGC